CAAGCACGAGATGGCTGAAGCCAAAGGCAAGGGCTACGCCCGTGGCGGCGGCATCGAGTCCAAGGGCAAGACCAAGGGCAAGATGATCAAGATGATGGGCGGCGGAAGCTGCTGAGGAGACAAAGATGGAACCGATGCACGACGATCCTAGAATGGACGCACTGCTTAGAAAAGCGATCAAAGAGCGAAGTGCAAAACAAAACGCGCAAATTGATCAGCTTCTTAATTCGCCAGAAGGAAAAGCCAAACAAGATCAGATGTTGAAAAATGTTCTTGCGGCTACTCAGAAAGAGCGCGATGCTCGTGCTGCACGCTCTGCTGGCGCAAGATCTGGTGGCGGCGGTGGCGGGCGAGGTGGCTCCATGACTGGGATTGGTGGCGGTGGTGGCCTGCCCGGTATGGACGAGATGCTTGCTAAAGGCGGCAAGGTCAAAGGCTACGCCAAAGGCGGGTCTGCATCTTCCCGTGCTGACGGTTGCGCTACTAAAGGCAAAACCAAGGGCCGGTTTGTGTAGGGGTTCTGCATCAAATGAAGCTGAACGATCCATGGCTCAAAGCCAGCATTGATCGGTGGTACACAAAGTATCCGCCTCTGACGCCGTGGTTCAAACATACGGTTAAACCTGTTCGGTCCGGTGTTTACATGGTTGACCAAAGTTGGCCGGATCAGGTTGAACAACCTGTCTTCTCGTTGTGGGACGGCAACAACTGGTATCCGCAGGGGTCTACGCCGGATGACGCTTTGCGTTGGGTTTGCTATGGTCCAATAGCCCGTGGAAAGTACATGGCTCCTGCGTTCAGGCAGTGGCGTGGATTAAAAGGAGAAAGTCATGAACGCAGCAGAAGTTAAGCGTGAAGTCGAATCGCTTGCCAAGCGCTACCCCAAGAAGGGTATTGACCCAACGATTCCTGCTGGAATCCGTGAAATGCTTGTAGACAAGCAAAAGAGCGCTTTGACGCCAGACTCCAAGTACGCCAAGGGCGGCAAGATCGATGGTTGTGCCCAACGGGGCAGAACCAACTGCAAGTACGTTTAAGGAGCCAGACATGAACGAAGCTACCTACGGCGAGGACGAGCGCCCTGCCGCCACGGGAATGTCCGATGCGGCGGGGTTAATGCCCGAGAAGCCCAAATCCTTCAAAGAAGCCTTTGCTGAAGCCCGCTCTGCTGGCGACAAAAACTTTACTTGGCAGGGCAAGAAGTACACGACTGCTATGGCTGCCAACAAAAGCGCGGTTTCTGCCAAAGATCTTGCGGATGCGAACAAAAGTAGTGATCCGCTCGGCGCTCTTGTGCGGGCTAAACGGTTTACCGACGTTGGTTCAGAAGAAGACCAAAGGTCGCGTGGCCTCAATCGTGCTCCGTCCGGTTCGGATACGGACATGCGTGCGAGAGGGCTGAAGCGTGCTCCGTCCGGTTCGGATGTGGACATGCGTGCAAGGGGCTTCAAGAGCTACGCCAAAGGCGGTTCGGTATCGTCCGCATCTTCTCGTGCTGACGGTTGCGCCACCAAGGGCAAGACCAAGGGGAGATTCGTGTGAGGATGTCAAGGGGCATGGGCGCTATCCGCCCGGAACTGAAGAAGCGCCGGGACAACACCGACTTTTTGGAAGGTGGTAAGCGCCATGCCCGCAGGGACAACACCGATTTCACTGAGTACGCCGAGGGCGGAGAAGTTGGTCTCTACGCCAATATTAACGCCAAGCGTAAACGCATTGCCGCTGGATCGGGTGAGAAGATGCGCAAGCCGGGTTCTCCCGGCGCTCCTACTGCCCAAGCCTTCAAGCGTTCCGCGCTGACAGCGAAGTAAGCCATGACAACATCAGGAACGGCCACGTTTAATTTGGATTTGGCAGAGTACGTCGAGGAAGCCTTCGAGCGCTGTGGTGCTGAGTTGCGCACGGGTTACGATCTGAGGACAGCGCGGCGTTCCCTGAACCTGCTGTTTGCAGACTGGTCAAACCGTGGCATCAATATGTGGACCATCGAGCAGGGTTCCCAAGTCTTGACACCCGGTACTGCCACCTACACGCTGCCTGCCGATACGGTGGACCTGATTGAGCATGTGATTCGCACGGGCGCGGGCAACGTCTCCACGCAGACGGACCTGACTATCACGCGCATCAGTGTTTCCACGTACTCGTCCATCCCAAACAAGCTGCAGCAGGCAAGGCCAATTCAGGTATGGATCAACCGCCAAGCCGACGCTCCTCAGTTCACGGTGTGGCCCGTGCCTGACAATTCTCAGACCTACACGTTCGTCTACTGGCGCTTGCGCCGCATACAGGACGCTGGTGCTGGCGGCACGTACACACAGGACATCCCGTTCCGCTTCCTCAACGCTCTGGTTGCTGGGCTGGCGTACTACCTGTCCATGAAGATTCCTGGCGCGATAGAGCGCATGCAGGTGCTGAAGGCGCAGTACGATGAGGCTTGGGATCTGGCAAGCACCGAAGACCGTGAGAAGGCTGCGGTACGGTTCGTGCCGCGTCAGATGTTCATCTCATGAGCAACCGTTTTGCTAACGGTGCTAAGGCCTTTGGCTTCTGCGATCTTTGTGGTTTTCGTTTTACCTTAAAGAAGCTCAAGAACCTGACGGTCAAAACCAAGCAAACTGCGATCAAAGCGTGTCCTCAATGTTGGACGCCAGATCAGCCGCAGTTGCAGCTTGGGATGTACCCCGTTTCGGACCCACAAGCAATCAGAGATCCACGCCCAGATACGAATACTTGGTACGCCTCGGGCCAAACAGCCATCGGCACCATTGGTGAAGGTAGCCGCGTGATCCAGTGGGGCTGGGCCCCGGTTGGTGGGGCTAGTGGTTTTGACGCGCCCCTGACGCCGAACAGCTTGGTCGGCGTGGGATATGTTGGTACAGTCGCAGTATCCACTGCGTAAGGAGTGAAAGATGGCAAAGATGACGCCTCAACAGGCTGTGCGTGCTCATGAGGCCAAACGGCATCAGGGTGAGCCCAAGACGTTTAAGAAGGGCGGTCCCACCACCGACGACCGCATGAAGTACGGGAAGAACCTTTCCCGCGCCATGAACCAGAAGACGGGCTGACATCATGCTGAAGACCAAGAAACTTGCGCCTGCCAAGCAGGCATACCCGCAGGAAGCCGAGAACCCTCGGGATATGTGCGTGGTGCTGGGTAACATCTCCAAGGAGCCTGCTCCAGGCCCTAAGACTTCTGGCATCAAGATGCGGGGGTCCGGTGCCGCTACGCGGGGCTTTATGTCTCGTGGGCCGATGGCGTGAGGTGAGTTGTGAACTACTCCGAGTTGAAGACCGCCGTTGAGGATTACGTAGAAAACACGTTTTCTGACACGGATTTTGCTACTATGGTTCGTATATCCGAGCAAAGAATATACAACGCGGTCCAACTCCCCACGCTGCGCAAGACCTCAACGCTGTCTCTGACGGGGCAGAATGTCAACGCACCCACGGACTTCTTGGCCGCATACAGCCTTGCAGTAGTGCTGGCTACGGGCAGCTACGAGTTTCTCCTGAACAAGGATGTGAACTTCATCCGTGAGTCTTACCCTGACCCTGCGGTGACTGGGACTCCGAAGTACTACGCCCTGAACGGCACCACCACGCCGTTGGTGCAGCGCTTTTTGTTCGGCCCTACGCCGCCAATATCGCCACTGCTGTCTGCGGAACTGAACTACTTCTACTACCCCGAGAGCATTGTCACAGCCACCAACACATGGCTAGGTGACAACTTTGACTCCGTGTTGCTCAATGCGGTGCTGGTCGAGGCTGCTCGGTTTATGAAGCAGGAGCCTGACATCGTGGCCGAGGTGGACAAGCAGTACGTACAGTCGCTGACGCTGCTGAAGAACCTGGGTGAAGGTAAGGATCGACAAGACGCCTACCGCAGTGGGCAGGTGAGAACGAAGGTGATCTAAATGGCCCTTGTGCAAACGCTATGCTCTTCGTTCAAACAGGAGTCATGGCTGGGTATCCATGATCTGGATACCGACGTTCTGAAGATGGCGCTCTATACGAGCGCCGCTTCTCTTGGTGCGGACACCACCGTCTACACGGCTACAGGCGAAGTCTCTGGTACGAACTACACCGCAGGCGGCGAGATACTGGTCAATGTGCAAGTCTTGCTTTCCGGCACGACGGCCTACGTCACCTTTGACAACCCCGCCTGGACTGGCGTGAGCTTCACGGCTCGCGGGGCGCTGATCTACAACACATCCAAGGCTGACCGGGCTATTGCAGTGCTGGACTTCGGTGCGGACAAGGTTGCGGGTCCAAACTTCACAGTGCAACTACCGTCGCCCACTGCCACTACGGCGCTCATCCGCTTCGCGTAAGGTAAATCATGGCTGCATACACCTCAAGTCTTCGGCTGGTCCAGCCTGCTACCGGGGAGTACTCTGGTACGTGGGGCACCCAGGTCAACAACGGCCTGACGGCGCTGGTGGACACCTCCATCGCGGGTACCGCTACGATCACTATGACGGCAGCGGACTACACGCTGTCTACGGCCAACGGGGCGACTGACGAAGCTCGGGCAATGGTGCTGAACCTGACCGGCACCCCCGGTGCGGCGCGGAACGTGATCTGCCCTGCAGTCAGCAAG